TACCCATCGGCCCACCACCCATCATTCACGTTGTAAATGACATACCGATCATTCACGACAGGCTTTGAGGGGTCTTGCCCTTTGCTCGGGTAAAACCACCAGATTTCCGGGTAATTGCCATTGTAGCACCCAGTGACACGCTTTGGTGCGTTGTAGGTGTCCACGCTCTCGAAAGGATCGAGCCCGAGCGTGCACGGCACAGGGGCGACGACGCCGCCTTCGTATTTCCAGAATGACCGGCCCTGCCCCCACCAGAATGCGCGATTTGCGCCAACTACCACCGCTTGCGGTGACACCGGGGCGACGTTTTCGGCAAGCTTCTGGAACCCGTAAAAATTCGGGTAGCCGATATATCGGCAAATCCACACGCTCGTTTGTGTGAAAATCAGAATTGCGCCCGGGATCTTCCGAGCGCAGTAAATCAAGCCCGCGTCCTGCAAATCGAAATAACCGGCCTGTCCCTCCACGTCCAAGAAATTCCAGCCTTCACGATTGCCCTGGTCGGACCAAGCCACTCGGTTCGGCACGTTGCCTTCGGACGCGCCGTCATTGGCATACGTGCCGCCAAAAACCATCAGGTGCAATTCGTCGGTGACGATGAACCCTTGGATGAATAGCGGGGCATTCGGGCAAATAATCGTGTCATAATGCTTTAAATTCGGAAATGGACCCGCGGCGTTTTTATCGTAATCCGGGTCATAATCATCAATTATGCCGTCGCCGTCGTGGTCATCCCACCCCTTCGGGCGCCAAACGCGCACCTTGCCGTCGCCCGAGTGCCCGAAAAGAAATTCACCCTTGGCCCATTTCTCAGCCGAGAATGCCACAGGGTACGCGGTGCGGACGCGGTTATTGTCGGAAGACGGGTCAACCGGGTTGTTTCCCCGGGGCTCATCGTCTTTTCCGTAATTCGCTAGGCCATAGGTGCCCGAGCCGTAGCCACGGGAACCCTGCGCCGCATCGGCGTCCACCCAATCCGGCGGGGTGATTTCCGTGTAAACGCCTTCATTCTCGATATAGACATTTCGGTCACAGATAATGCCCGCATACCGCTCAAAATCTTGGTCTTTGTAGACGGTGGCGTGCCGCGGGGGTGAGGCCAGCGGGTTTTTGGTAATCCGGCCCCAGCCCTGAATGGGCACCAAGGTATTGTCCTGCCACCGCACCAGCGAACCGCGCGAATAGCGCCCTGGTATCGCGGCGAGGCTTTCACCACGGACGAAGCCGGGGGCAATTCGCACGGTCGGCATTGGCTTTTCCTTACGCGGCGCGCTTGAGGCGCAGCTTCACGGTGTCGATGACTGCCGAGAGCTGCTTGATGTGCTTGTCGAGGTGCTGAATTTCCAGCGGGTTTACACCCGCCGGGACCGCCTTTCGAACGGCCTTGAGCGCGGCCAACTGCGCGTTTAGCGCCGTCAAATCCGCGTTCATTACCGTTGTGGTTTGAGCCGGTGTGGCTGCCATTTTTATTCTCCTGGTGCTCGAATGTTATTCCGAACGTAAACATAGACCTTGAAAATGGCCCAGCCTACCTTGATTAGGACGTACACGGTGAGCCCGAGCCCAAAAAGCCACCAATGCTGCACGCCCCATTTCACAGCCGACAGAATGATATTTGTCAGCGATTGCACGCTCTGGAATGTCGCCGTGGCATTATCGGCGCTGGATTTCACGCTGTCCAGCAATCCGCTGTCCTGGGCGCCGCCGAGCATCGACCCGACACCGCCGATAAGGCCGACCGTCCGGAGGCTCGACAGATCCTTCATCAGGGAGGGCACTTCCTCCTTGGTCTGGGCTGTCACCTCCTTGCGTTCCTCCTTCGTGACCGGCGGACGGCCCTGGAATAGCGACAGGAGCCCCTTGAGCGGCGTTGCCGGGGCAATGAGCGTCGGATCCACCTTCGCCACCTCAACGGGATCCTCGCCCGGATCTGGGGCTTCCTCGCGGGCCGGGATCGTATCGAGCGACACCGACATGATACCCCGGGCCGGCGCGTCCTCTGTGTCCGCATCCAACTCGCGGCATTCGGCCAGGGCCTTGAGCACCGTGGTCGGCGAGATCAGCGCCTTGTTGAGCGCGTCACCCGCATAGTAGGTCTCGCCGACCCGCACCGCCCTGTGCGCGCCCTGGGTGTTCGCCAGGACCGGGAAAGAAGCCCATTCCTGGGCCAGGGCCTTGCCGAATGCGGTCGGTGACATTTCGCCAGCGATAAATTTCATGTATCCGCGGTTGCGCAACAGCACACCGCCCAATTCATCCTGCAACGACGGGGTGAAAACCATGTGTTCGAGAGCCGGGGCTTTCGCCACAAGGCTTTTCAGCGTATCGCGCATGAACTGGTAGCGACCGCACGCACTCGATCCGAACCGCTTATAGAAGCCCGGATTGGCATTGATAATTTCGCTGATCGTCCATTGCGTCAACGGCTTCGCCAGCTTGCGCTGGTTATTGCCATAAACAGTGCCGTAGCCCTGCGGGGCTTCCGTGTCACCGATCAAATTAAGTAGGTTTTTCTGCCCCGCGCTTAAAACTGTCATTTGCCTCTAGCCTCGATTTTGGATTACCGAACGTATTCCTTGGCGTATTTGCCTTCGGTGACTTTCGTCTCCGGGGCAAATACGAATTTATCGTGCCACGCCTCCCCAGACTGCACCGGGCTCCCGAACCACCGCTGCCAGGGATTGCAGATCGCCGCGGCAGTGCTCACGACTTCGCTGGGGCCGAAAGGCGCGTCCGCGGACGTGGGCACCTCGATCACGTAGGCGTCACGCCCCATGCGCCCGTAATCAGGCTGCCACGGGCGGTTGATCCGCTGCCGGTCGCCATCGGGCTCTTGCACGAACCGGGTGACTTCCTGCTCGCACCGCTTGCGGCGGTCTGCGAGAATTTCGACCCGGAGCTTGTCACCGGGTCTTAATTCCGGTGTCAGAACGTTTCGCTCCAAAATCGAAAGCGGGTATGGCTCCTGGGCCCAAACCGCCATTGTGGCCCCAAATGCTGCACCCGCAGCGACACCGAGCCAACCGAAAACGCGCCGCATCATAAATTCAGCCACCCTCTTAAGCCCTGTAAAATTGAGGTTAGATCGAAACTGCCACCACCGATAGCTTCCAAGAATTTTAAGAGCCTTTCGCCAGCGACATAAACGGCACCGAAGCCCGTTGTTGCAGCCCAGAAAATGCGAAACATCCACTGGCGGATTGTCCGTCTTCGAACGAAATCGGAGACGGCATCTTGCAAATCTCGGACGTCCGCGGGTGATAGCCGAACCCACCATTCTTGCGCTTCCTTACATAAATGGTGAAACTCCACCTTATCATTTTGGGTCCAAGGTCCGAAAGGCCCGGCCATTGCCCTAAATGCTTCCGGAATTTCTTCGCCGTCCCTATAATTAGTCGCGGCGTCTTTTAACCCGCGCCGGGGCTGCCGTCCCATTACATTACCCCGCTGCCCTATATCCGGGCAACAAGCACCCGAACACTGAGATTGTAGGTTTGGCCCAGCGCGAGCGGCGGGCATGACACCTGAATGTCTATAGTATCGTCCACGGCCGATATAGCACCCGAAAGGCCAAATCCGGTTGTCAAAGTTGCCGCGGGGAATACTGTCACAGGAACGCCTTTTTTCGCCCCAGGAACAGCAACACGGACAGTCCGGACAGAAGCCCCGACTGCTAATAGAAGCGTTTCCTTGACTGCCACGACCCCCAAATCAATCCAAGGGTTCGGGCCTTGGGGCCCTGTGTCACCTTTTAGACCTTGAACCCCTTGGATACCTTGGACCCCGGGAGCACCCTGATCGCCCTTGGCCCCAAGGTCCCCTTTCAGCCCTTGGGGCCCTTGAGCCCCCGTGTCGCCTTTGTCCCCCTTCGCACCTTTGAAATACGGCAGAAGCGCCGACAGGGCGAAGCGCCGAAGCACCCCGCCCTGTCGGGCTACCACCATCCCCGTACCGTCCGGGGGTGAGCCCAATGGCATTTTCGGAAATGGCTCGGCCATTGACGCCTCCTAGTCCTCAGATGGAGCTAACAGTTCTGCGGCACGCTCGGGCATAACCCGTGCGAGAATTGCCGCTTGCAGATCCGGGTATTCCTCGGACCCGGGAATTAGATATGTCACGCTGTCGAAAATGGCTTTCAAGCGGGGGCTTGCCTCCGCAAGATCCGCCATGAATTGCGCAGCCTCCGCATCCGTGGTGCGCCGGAAAAAGGCAACCTTGGACGTGCGCTTGGCGTAATTATCATCCACCGGAGGCGGCGGATCAACGTTCGGCGGGGTTTTTGACAGCGGCGGTGTAAATGTCGCCGGATTACCCGCACGAGTAATCATCACGAGATTTCCACTCGGGTCGTACCCGTACATGCCTCGATAATCAGGCTGCACAGACCATGTTTTCGTCTTCGGGTCAAAGACAGGGATTTTCTGCCCTGCATACCCCGGAGGTGTAACTGTCGTGGTATTTGCCGGCCACAGGATATTATCCGGGTCGAGCGGATCGATATCGCCGGAAGTCTGACCCGTATATTCGTATGTGTCCGCAACATACGAATAGCACGTCAGTGACGAATTCGACGGTGCCCCCGGGTTAGCCGGAACATTTCCCCAATCGTCTGCCATTTTCGCCTCTCAGTATTTGATGATCGGATAGAGCGCGATATTCCACGGACGCGCTTCGGAGCCTCCGTTTCGCGTTAGGCTCGTCGTGTAATATCCGGGCTGCCCCGAATATGACAATCCGGCACTCGGCCCGCCGCCATAGAGCTTAATCAGGGCGCCGCCGTCCGGGGTGTCGTGACCATGATCGAGGTTTTGGCTGCTCTGGACCGATACGATGGCCCGCCCGTTGTCGATGCCACGGCCCTCGTCAACGCCACGACGGAACAGGGCCCGTAAATCAGGGACATTAAACGTCGTGGACCCGTCACCGGCACCGTACAGCGTGCCGACCACGGCAAACAAATTGGCATATGTCGTACGCGACAACGCCGCGCCGTTGCATTTCAGCCAGCCGATCGGAATGTTCGCGGTCGGAAAATCAGCAATTACCCCCGGGGGCACCGACGTTGAGATTTTCGCGGTCAGATCATCTCGCATTGCCTTGATATAGGCGTCGAGTGTGTCGGCATTTCCATTCCATTTTCCGCCCCACGCATCGCGCGAGCTGCCGACTTCCGGTTTTGTCAAATTAAGGTTTGGGGTGAATGTATCGGCCATCAGAACCCCCATGCGTGGAGCACGGCCCCGAGGCCGGCAAGTGCGATAACAGCCACGGCCGCGACCGCAAACTGCGCGAAATTGGCTCCGGACCACCCGAATGTCAGGATAGCCCCCAGATAGGCTGAAACGCCACCCCAGCCACGATTTTTCAAGTCATGTTCGGTCTGCCCGGCTTCACGTCCGAAATACAGCGTCGCCATGACGAGCGCCGGGATCGTGAGCACGAGCCCCCACACGGGCACCGTCTCGATACCCGCCAGGGTGAAGCCCGCCTGAAACACCCCCGCCAGGATCAGAACCCCGGCGACGGCGAGAAGTGGGTGCGTGACATAGGGGCTCATCATAGATCCTAGTATTTAATGCACGTGAGCAGTGCGACGTTGCGGGACCGGTTTTCACCTGAAATATTCAGCGGAGTGCTATCAGTATACGCGACGCGAATAGCACCAGAATTATTAGTGCCACCAACTAACAGCCGGCCAACACTAGCTTGTGTCTCCGAACCAAATGCTGGAACGTTGCCCGCGGTATACCACCCGTAGAATGTAGTCCCATCAAAACCCAAGGGCATCCGGAATTGGTGATTTGGCAGGTTCTGCCCTTGGAGCGTACCGAACCCGCGGCCACTATCGACACCGCGGCCATCATCAAAACCACGCAAGAATTCACCGCGCAGATCTGGCACGTTGAACGTCGTGGACCCGTCACCGGCACCGAACGTCGTGCCAATCGCCGCGAACAGCGTGGCATAGGTCGAGCGAGACAGGGCCGCGCCGTTGGCTTTCACCCACCCATTAGGGGCCGATGACCGTGCAAATTGCTGCACGGCGCCTGCGGGCACTGCTCCGTTGTCAATGTATGTTTTCAGGTCACCGAATAGCGGGGTAGATACCGACCCAGTGATAATATCCAGAGCAAACGGTGTAACACCTTTCGCTGTATTATAGATGTTAAATTGGCCAACCTGATTAAGGATCATCAAGGGGTCGCCATTGGTCGTGCGACTGTTAAGCCAATAACCAGCGTCGCCAGCGGTTCCATTAACGATAAAACGCGGGGCCACGAGCGGGCCAGACATTGTATCGCCGGTCTTTAAAACTTTACCATCGATGTAAGTTTTCAGGTCCCCAAGCTGAACTGTATAAATATCGCCGCCAGGGCCAAAGCTGTAAGAGGCAGTGCCGGCATTATTCTTATCGAAATAATCCCAATTCATTCGCCCAGTATTAGTGGCATGGTACGCATTCCATTGGCCGTTGAAACCTTTTGACGTATCGGTGTTTTTAAATGTAATAATGGGAGACGTTTTAGAAATAACCAAGTCACCGGTCATCGTGTCACCGGCTTTATTCAGCTTGCCGTTGACGACGGTCATATCAGCCGGCGTGCCAGCCGCACCTTGAGCCCCCTGTGCCCCGGTGTCCCCCTTTACACCCTGAATACCCTGCGGGCCCTGGGCTCCCGTATCGCCTTTTACGCCCTGGACACCCTGAATACCCTGGGCCCCGTCCACTCCATTGGTGCCCGGGTCCCCCTTGGCCCCCTGGACACCCTGAATACCCTGGTCGCCCTTGGCCCCCTGCGCACCCGTATCGCCCTTCGTGCCCTGGACACCCTGCGGGCCCCGGATCTGGCCGACGTTGAGAAATTGCGTTCCCGTGTACGAATAGCCGTCACCCGCCATGAAGCCGGAGCCGGTCGTGGTCATGATGTACGTGTCACCGGCAGCGTTCCCAGTGGCCGGCAGATCGTTCGGCGTGGCGCGAGAGCCCTTGATCGCGACACCGGCACCCTGGTCGCCCTTGACCCCCTGTGGGCCGACGACGCCCTGGTCGCCCTTGGGGCCGACAACGCCCTGAATACCCTGGTCGCCCTTGGGGCCCTGAATACCCTGGTCGCCCTTGGGGCCGACGCCGCCCTGCGGGCCCTGCTGCCCCTGTAAGCCAGTGTTCCCCCGGGGGCCGACCTCTCCCTGCACGCCCTGACTGCCACGAGGCCCCACGATGCCCTGTGGGCCATCTGCGCCGGTCGCGCCGCGGTCGCCCTTGGCACCGGTCAGCCCCGTAGGCCCGCGGTCCCCCTGCGGCCCGGTAAAGCCCTGTGCGCCCTGGTCGCCCTTCGCCCCCGGAGCCCCAGCGTCACCCCGAGCCCCCTGCGGACCCTGTGGCCCCATCGGGCCGGTATCACCCTTCGGGCCGGTGATCGTATTTCCGGGGGTGCGATCCTCAAGCTGCCAATCGGCCATTACGAAAATCTCCCTCCGATCCGCCGGGTAGGCCGCACGATGAGTGGGCCATCACCGTATTTTTCTGCGTCTTTCCGCATCATGAGACGCTGAATTTCCGCCATCGCCATCGCCTCGCGGCTCATGGCATTGTCATTTTCCAGCAGGAATTGGTGCCCCATGGAGCACGTCAGATTTAGATAAAGCTGCGGGTATTGGTTAAGGATGAAATTGGTGTCTTCGTCTGTCACCAGATCAGGAAACAGCCGGTAATACCAAAGTTCGATATTGAAATTCGAACCCGCTCGCCACGGGGCCAATTCCATCCGCTGCCCGATGGTCGTGTAGAACATCGGAAGGCCGCAAACGTGACCACCCATGGCAATTACTGCCATGTCGTTTATTTCCTCTGGGGGCTGGTATTCGAGATTGCCCTTAACCGCCCCGAAAGCACCATTCGTGACACGAACGGATTTTGCCGAAATGAAATCAGCGGGCAGCTCGACAAGCCGGCCCGTCGATACCAGCGATGCACGCGCCACCTGGGCATTCAGGAGCAATTCCTGATTTAGCCGCGCCGTGGCAGCCTGCACCCAAGTGTCAACGATGGGCCTGCCGCTCAAATCCTGTCGGACGAGCGTATCCAGCACCGCCGATTTAAGCTCGCCCTTATTCATCAGTAACGCCCCTCTGCCACGCGAAAATCACGGTATTCGGGGTCATTTATCATTCGACCCCATTTTTCCTCGTCATGTAGCCAGCCCTCTAGCATCGCTTTTTCCACAATGGGGGCCGGATACCGGGCAACGAGACGGAATTGCTCTTTTCCGGTCTGCGCATCGCGCAATTGCCGGTTTTCCCGAATTAGCTGGTCACATTCCATTTCGGACGCGACGACAATTCGGTCATGGGTGCTGGAATAATTCGTGTCTTCGTGGCTGGCGATTATGAGATTGCCACGATGGTCCAAGATCTGTGTCATGTCAGCCTCCGCATGGTCCTGACAAAAGGAAGGGGGCGCCATTAAGCGCCCCCTCCCCCTCGTCACGCAAGCCCTAGAGGCTATCAGGCCGCGGCGACGATGGTGGTATCCGACACCGTGGGGTTGCCCTTCGCGCCGACGAGCGCGACGTGCGCGGCCTCGTTGCGCATCTCGATCCCCCACTCAGCCAGGATCATCTTGGTATCGGCGTCGCCGATCTTGGCGATGTTGACCGACCGCAGCGTGCGGTAATAGGCCATCGCCATGTAGGCCGGATCGAGGCCGAGCACGGTGTTCTGGTCCATCCACCGGGACGGCAGCGCCTTCACGCGGCCCCAGTCCGACGCGTACACGTCCACGACCATCGACACTTCCGTGCGGCCGATGAGCACCTGGGTGCTCTCGCGGCCCTTGAACGTGCTCATGGTGGCCTTGAGCACCGCCCCCATGACCAGCATCTTCGGGCGGGCGCCCTTGTTCCAGCCTGCCTGTAGAATGGCCTGTAGGGTGCCCTCGGTGAATTCCACGCGGTCGGTCGAGGCGATGACCGGGTAAGGCGTGGTCTCGGTGGCCGGCAGCGCGACGACGGGGGCACCATTCTTGACGGGCACGAACACGTTGGTCCGGAGCCAGTGGATGAGGCCACGCGTGCGGCGCGGGGTCGGGTCGGCGGCGTCGTCACCGTAATTCGCGGCCTGGGTGCCGGAACCGATGATCTCCATGTCGATCTTCAGCTCTTTGGCGCGGTTCGCCATCTGCGAGCCCATTTCGGACGGACGGCCCGCGGCGTTCGCCTCCTCCTGGGAGCCGGCAACGGTCGCGTCCTTCTCCGAGATCTGGCACACATTCTTGAGGCGAACGGTGGCCTGCCCGGGGCTCCGATCCAGCTCAAAGCCTTCCTGCCGGGCGTTGTCGCCGTTCGGGGGCATGAGCTTTTCGGTCTGCCAATCGAAAGTCCGATTGCTGACATTTCGACGGCCCATGGCCGACATGATCGGGGTGTCGAAGGGGTCGATATTATAGATCCGGTCGGACAGATCCTCCCGGTTTCCGCGCGCCGCGTAGGTGGTATATGCGTTCCGGACCTTTGCCATTTTCCCGCTCCGATGTTGGGGGCCCGAAGGCCCCCGGGTTAATTTAATCCTTGAACATTGCCGCGAAGCTCTGGGCTGCGCTCTGCACTGTTCCCGTCCGCTGCAATTCCCTGTCAGCGTCGCGCTGGCGGTTCATCCGCCGGGAATTGTCACGGCCCCTCTGGGATTGCGGTGTCCGCGGAGTAGAATTCCCCTCGGACTGCCGCGGCCCCTTTTTGGCCGCTTGTTTGGACTGTGCCTTTCGGCTCTCCTGAATTTCCAGATATCGAGCCGCGTAATAGGCCGTCTGGATATCCCGGTGGTTTATCAGCCCCTTTGCCAGTTCGTCGGGCGTATAGCCCATTTTCTTCCCGTAATTGAAAATCGTGGTCGAGAACTGCTTTTGCACCTTCGGGTTTTTGAGCTGCGGTAGCTTGTCGAAAAGCTTCCGATTTTCCTCTGCCACGTAGCGATTATATTCGACACCCTTCTCTTGGTCCTGTTGGGTCTTGGTGCCGTCGCGGGCCTCTCGCAGCTTATTGGCCTTGTCAATAAAGCCCTGCCACTGCTCCTGCGCCGCGATAAATGCCTGCGGATTTCCCTGCTTAAGTGCGTCCCAATCTTTCTGTTCGGGTAAAATGGCCTGGATTAAATCTTCGGCCATTTGCACCAGCGTATCGGCATGTCCCCGGCGTTCATTCAGCGCGGTTGCAAATTCGTGCACCTGCTCCACGTCACGCGCGAGAACTTCGGTTTTCTGCCGATAATCAGCCTCTCGGGAATAGCTCGCCACTAATTCCGACTGCTTGACCTTCCGAATTTCGCCATCGACTTTAACGTCATGCTCCGGGTCTTCGTCCTCGGCATCGTCATCGTCTTCGGCGTCATCGTCCTCGGATTTTTCATCCTCGGGATCGGTCTCGTCATCGTCGGTATTTTCCTCACCCTCGAGCTCGTCGCCGTCGAGAATGGGGTCATGCAAGGGATCGTCCTCGGGCGCGTCGCGCTCCGGGTCCTCGCTCTGGCGGCTCTCGCTACGCTCCCGCTTGGCGGGTTGGCGCTCGCGGCCCTGGCCTTCGCCATCACCGGCCCCGTCGCCTTCGGCCTTGCGCTCGCGCTTCTCAGCGTTGGCGCGTCGGGCCGGGCGGGACTGCGGATCAGCCTCACTTTCCTCTGCGAGGAAATTGGTGAAGTCCTGGGCCGCACTCTCGGTGCCGGTCGCATCGCTCCCGAGCCGTTCCACGTTCCCTTGGGTGTGGTTTACGGCCGGGTTGGCGGGTGCAATTCCGTCAGACATGGTTTCTAGCCTCTCGTGTCAGGTTGTCAATCGTGCTCGGACTGCTCTGCCTCAATCCTGTCGTGGATTTTGGCATCGTCGGCCATCGCACGCAATTTCTCGATAATGGCATGACATGCCAAAATCTGAGCGTGCGCGATGGACCGTCGATCATTTCCCGCCTCGCCGAGCGGGGCGTTCTCGAATGTGGCGCGGGCGCTGTCCACAAGTTCGCCCATGACAGTCTGGAACGCATCGCTGTCCAGAAGGTCCACCGCGTGTTTCGCAATGGCCCGTTCCGTCTGCGGAACTAATCCAGTGGCATTTCCGGCACGCGCGAGCTTCGCTTGCTCACGCAATGCCTCGTGCTTCGGCCGGAACGGGGTTGACCGCCCCGACGCTAGAAATCCCTCGCCTTCCATTACTGTGCCGCTCCCTGTTGAGCCTGCTGCGCCTCGGTGTCACGCTGGGCCTGCGCCTGCGCGTCCTGCCGATCCTCCTGGCGGTTGACCTGACTGTGCATGTCATCCGCGAGCCCGGTGGCCGCGCTGTTCGCCTCCATGGCGGCGCGCACCTGTTGCTCATTGATCTTGATGCCGAAATCCCCAAGGATTTTTGCCGCGGCAACGGAAAAGTCCATTTCCTTGGCGTCGCGCCGCTGGTCATCGGAAATGCCAGCAATCCGCAGCTTGGTATTTTCGGCCATCAGAGCCTTTTTCAGATCATTTTCCAGCTTTTCCTTATTGGCCTGATACATCAGCATTTCCGGCGTCGGCTTCTGTGCGGATGCGGCCTGCGCCTGCAACATCTTCTGATCGTCGGCGTCGGACACGCGGCCCATAAAGCGGTACGGGTCGGTATAGCCCATCGCCCGGAAAAGCTCGGAGCTGGTGTAAGCAATGTGTGACAATTTCACCATCGGATTTCCAGGCCCGAGCTGCTGAAATGCGTTCATCTGCATTCCGAGAATGGTCTGCAAATTCGCAATGTGCTTGGTGCTCGTGGTGCGGCCAGCGTCGGTGACGCGCACGTCAAGGTCGGCGTCCCACGTCCGCGGATCAATGGTCGCGTCCTGGCCATTCATCCGGATATATCGGCGGTGGTCTTGGTGCTTGAGCGTCAGGTTGCGCAGGCCCACGACAAGCCGGCGAAAGCCGGTCTCTGCCATATTGCGGGCCATGTATTCGTTGCGCTCCTGGCTGGCGTCGATGATCGACCCCACGGCCTCGCGAGCGGTCGATTGCGTGCTATCCGGATCGAAGCCAGCGGGCGACGCGGGATTTTGCCCGGAACGCTTCGCCATTTCCTGATCGAGATATTGCACGATCGGAAGCACGTTCATTCCGACAAATGGCGGGGCCAAATTCTGAATGACATTACCCGGAACGTCGCCCGTGCGAATTGCGGCACCGCGTTGGGTATTCAGAATGTCGTCAATATTGACCTTTCCTTGCCAGAACGCCAGCCGCGATGACAGGCTTTCGCCCAGGCTGTCCAGGGTGCCGCGCATCAGCTCGGTTTTAATCTCCTGCCCATCCAGCGCCATATCCGCGGCGGACATGCCGAACGGGGCGTGTGGCTCCGGGTACGGGCAAATCAGCCCGAAAGGCACCATGTCGTCCTCATAAATCTCGTCATAGACGACACCGTAATTGTCACCGACCGTCACGACTTTGCGGCGCTCGGCAATGCCGTCGCCATCCTTGTCGATGAGGATGTAGACGACGCAATATTTCACGCGCTCGGACGACGGATCCACGTCGGCGAAATTGCTGTCAAAAATGCGCTCCTGCGCTGCGGTGTCATTCCGCTGCACGCGCTCGGGGTTCTGGTCGAGGCTGGACATGGACTGGCCGCCGCCGGTCTCGCCATATTGCGGACGGTCGAGAGCTTCGCGGATTTTCCATTCCTCGATACCGAGCGCGACGATTTCGGAAATGGTCTTCATCTCGCGCGTGCCGATGAGCGCGTAGGTATCCAGATCGGCGCTGGACGTGGGGGTAATGATGAATTCTTCGGGTGGCACCGCGCGGAATTTGGCACGCCCGCGGATGATACGCTTGTTCACGTAGCCGGAATACCGGAACGCCTCCATTTGCGGGGCGCCAGCTTGGGCCATTAATTCCTGATCGCCGGGCTGCTGGTCGGATAACACCGGGGGCACAAGGTCGCCGCCATCCTGAGTTTCGTCCGGCACTTTATCCGTGACGATAATATCGAATTCGATACCCTCGTCATTGCTGGCTTTATCGTCCGTGTCCATTTGCAGGAGCGCGAACGCATTTTCGTCCAGGCCCGAGAACACATCACGCGTGACGATTTCTTTTTCTTCCCACCACCACGTGAAAATGCCCGTGCGGCGGCGCAGCGCATCGTCAATGGCAGATTGGATGTGCACGTATCCGGTATTGTCATTCATCATGACATGCCGGATGTAATCGGTCTGAAAATCCGCCTGTTCCTGGGGCGTGCCAGCATTGGGCACGAATTCCACGAACCGCTCCGTACCCGCGAATTTCCGCATCATGGCGGGCATTGACGAAAGAACGGCGCCGCGCACCTCCGGCGAAATGACAGCGGATCGGCCCTTTTCGGCGGGCTGCACCCCCACGTCGGCATCGTAATACCGGGCGAGCATTTCGCGCTCGGGCGATACCTCGCTGTCGATGTAGAATTCCGCCGCCTGAATGCCCTTGCCATATGCGGCAAAAGCTTCCTCGTCTGTCAGCCCGTCGAGATCATCGTCACTGCCCTCGGCGTCATCATCCATGGGCTCGCCGATTTCGCTGGCCGGGATCACGTCTTCCAGATCGAGCGGGTGCCCATCGCCGTCCACCGGCCCGGGATCCGCGACACCCGCAGCCGTGAAGGCCCCCGCGTCTGCCATGGCGGCCTCTCCGGGGCCTCGGTTCACTGGTCTGCGGGCCATCGTGCCATTCTCCGCTGAAAGGGCTGTACGGGCTGCTTATCGCATCCCGCGGGTCAACGCACCGTCTCCGGGCTGCCCCGCTCGGGCAATTCCGCCTTTGGGCCCGTGACCGAACCCGTGGCCCTGGGACGGGCCGGTGCGCAGGAAGTCGGAAATCAGGTCGGGCGGGCAGCACAGGTTGAGGCATAGGCTGTCGGCGTGATCCGGGGATCGGAGCCCACGCTTTTTCATTTTGGCCTTGCTCTCGATAATGAGATCGCCCGCGGAATTGTATTCATACCGCGCGCCGCACAATTCGACTTCCAATAGGTCATCGTCGGGAATGCGGTTAAGGGGCTCTTTCAGGTAATTCAGGGCCTTTTTCCACAATGCGTCCCGTTGGCGAAAACAATGCACCTCATCGGTACTTGTTTCAGACGCATTAATTGCAATGACGTTGAAATTAAGCTCCCGTAAACGATCCACAACGCCAGCGCCAATACCGATAACGTCCACGATAATAGCAACAGGAATTGGAGGCATGAAAAGAAGCGACCGTCCCGCCTCTTTAAATTCACGCACCAGTAGGTCGTGGTCCTCTTGGACCAGCTTTTGAATTTCTCCAACAAGCTGCATCGTGTCCTTACGGCGATAGGAAATTTGCTTGTCTACAAAGTGGTGCCCGTAGCGACGTGTTAGAACACTCGGGTCGCCATTGCCCTCCGGGCTTCGCGAGGGGTCAAGGCTGTAAACAACAGCCGACATTTTCGGCCGCTGGATGTTCCGAACACGAGCAGCTTTGACCAGCCGCGACGATATATAACTCTCGTCATCCGTCTCGGGGAATTCGCCGAGCACGCGGACCCGATATTCGTTGCTGTCTTCGCCGAATTCATCGCGGACCTCGTTGACAAAATCTTGATCGACGGTCGGGAGCCCTAAACTCGATACGTGGAATTTCTCGTATAGCTCCGCGTGTGTGGTGAACGCCTTGTGGAAAGTGTTAAATAGCCGCGTAGGATTGCCTGCCATGATCCGGACGGCGTTTGGGGCAGCCATAGAACCGCGGGCGGCATTGAACAGCCGGTCATCAATACCGGATGCCTCGTCCCATAGAAAAAGGATGTTGGCACTGTGTAGCCCCTGGAAACTTTCCGGGTTATCAGGGTCCGCCGTTCGGGCACTGAGAAAAGAGCCATCGGGATCCGCCGCCAGTCGAATGCCGTCCGTGTAGAATTTGAAAAGGTCCCGCATGAATGCCGGGAGCCGCTTCGAGACGGTCATAATTTCTGGCAAAAGCGAACCATAAAGCTGTCCGCTTGTCGGGGCCGTGACGATGGTTTTCTGTGGGTATTTGGTGACGGTGTGCCAAATAGCTGCAATCGCCATTATCAAAGTCTTTCCAACCCGGTGGCCGGAGCGAATGGCAATTCGGCGCTTTCCGCCTGCAATGGCGCGCAGAATTCGCTTTTGGTGCCGCATCAGCGTGAAGCCAAGCACTTCCTCCGCGAACAGCACCGGGTCGGGGCCGTAAGTCAGCAGGAACGCTTCCCACATCGCCTGCAATTCTTCGGGCGTGGGGTTGTCGTTGTCCGCCCATGACGGGGCAGGGATCGGAGACGGGATTTCCACTCCGGGATCCGGCATCGGGTAGTTGGCCAGATCTTCGGTGTCCCAATTGATCGCTGCCCCGCTCGCCATCGTCAGTCTTTCAGTGCTCTGCCAAGGGCGGCTTTTTCGCCCTGGTATGTGTGAAATGCCAATGCCTGTGCAAAATCGTCCAGATGGTCGAGAAGCACAAGGCCCGCGGCGCGCAGGACGATGCCTGAGGGGTCGTGATCGGCGAATGCCCGGAACACATCAGCCCAATACTCGGCTTCGTTCAAATCCGGGTTGTTCTGCGCCTCGATCCGCAGTCCCGTGAAAATGGCTTCGGCGTAATTGCCCTCGATCTTCACCAGATCGCGCTTGTATTTGCCTTGGACCACGATCTTGGACGTGCCCATATTGTCGGCGAAGTATTTTCGGGCACGGACACCGGCCTCCCACGAAAAGCGACCAAGCCCCTCGGTGCGGGTGCTGTCGCTTTCCAGATTTTCGCGAGCCGCAATCAAGCCCGAGAGATAGAGGGCCGCGTTCGCCACTGCCCCATGGCGCATTTCCGTGCGGTCGAGCGGCCGGCACATCGGGAGGCCATCGTCATCGACATGCTCGCCGTCATCGAGCATGGAATTCGACATGATATGCGCGAGCATATGGCTGTAATTCTTCGTCAATTTCGCAATTGCCCGACGACGGCCAGTCTGCTCGAAATTGATGACATTGTTCGCTAGGGCGTGGGTCATCGGTTCTTTGCCTCTTTTGTGGGGGTTACGTCCTCGAATTCCGCATCTTGGACGTGCGGAATTAGTAGCTGCTTTTTCTCCTGGATCAAAGCCAATTTCTTGAATGCGGCGAGGCTGGCGCTGCGATGATCGTGCAACGTAACGTCCACGGTCTTTTCGACCTTTCTCGCGGGTGCACCGAAGCCCATTTGCAAAATGGTCTCGGCGGCTTTTACCCTCGGGGCGGCCTTCTCGCCGATATCTCGGGCGATTTCAGTGAGCACGTCGATCATGTCTTCGGCATAATCGCGGCACAGAGCTTTGATTTCGTCAGCTCGAGCGTCGCCGTTTGCGCTTTCCGACATTGCCAGCCTCCAATTCTTCGGGTTCCGCAAAAAGCCATGCCTGCAACAGCCGTGCAGCCTCAACTCGGGCTTCGGCCGGCAGGTCCCGGTTTTTCGCTATAGCACTGAGCTGCTTTGCCGTGAACAGCGATGGCCTTCGGGCAGCATCAGCGAGGGCACGTCGAAGATGGACGATGCGCACCAGTCTGGCGGCGTCCTGGCGGGCAATGCGCTTGGCCCGGCTGATCTCGCGCTTTTCGGCATCTCGCCGTTCGGCCTTAGCCGCGCGCTTTTCCATTTTGCGCTCGAACCGGCGCATGGCCTCGAAATAGGAGAGCTTGGGTCTCGGCATGAAAAAGGCCCCCGGTCACATGCCGCCGAATGGGGCACCCGGGGGCCAAGTCACCCTAGAAAGCCGGCGTCCCCCTCTGGGCAGAAATGGCCGCCAACCGGGGGCGGATTTAGCACTGCCACGGGTGGGGGTCAAATTTTTATTTTGGCAGGTGGCCTTTTCAGGAAAAAGGGGTGGGGAGGGGGTGAATTTTTAAATTCTCCGGAACTCCGGGAAAATCAGGTGATCTCCGGTGAAGTCTGGGGAAATAGGCTGAGTGTTGCGCGGGGGGTGCAAAATTTTGATCCGCCATGAGCCTCAAGGCCGGGGTGGGGGCCTATTTGGCACAATAGTCCTAATTCATTGGCATTTGGTATTTAATATAGGAACGTAAGCATATATGACATAATATAACTAATGACACAATGTCCATCTGTTATGACAAGTCACCCCTCAATGACAACGGAGTGCCGCACTTGGGGTGGGTAATCAATAGACACGACCACAGAATGACATGTATCACACTGTAGACGTGTCATGCTTTCGGTCAACGCTAGTTCAGCACTCCGTTGTCACCGTTGTTATTCCATTGTCATTCCCTTGTTAATTTCGTTGTTAATACTCTTGTTAATTTTCAGGTTTCAGAATATAGCCTTTGCTATACTTTATTCCATGAATTAATTTCGCGCCGCCCAATTAAACAAATTAAATAAATTAAAACAAATGACACAGTTAGTCCGACTTGTCCCCACTGCTGCCACCTGCTACCCTGTGTCACCCTGCACCGGAGCACACCCAATGACCAACCTTAAGAGCATGACGGCACGCGTGATCCGGGAGACGATGCCCGATCCAGCGTCAATCGAGATCGTGCCCATTCCCGGCAAGCTACGGCGCGAGTTGTTCCGGGCCATGCAACAGCACGACAAGCTTGCCTTTGCCGAATATTGCCATGCCCACGACATGACCGCTGGCACACTCACCCGCGACCTATATTTTCAGATCGCCCATCAAATTGATTTCCCAATTCACGAATGGCTTGAGCGCGAGTGCGAAATTCTGGACCGTGATAAGCGAGCCAAGCGACAGACACAGACAGGCCCGGCGCGTGCTGCAAAGGGCAAGCTCGCGGTCGCGGTCGCATTGCTCGAAAGCCTCGGCTACGCGTGGCATGGCGCGTCGGAGAAATTCGTGAAATTACCCGAGCAATGGTAATTGACACGACATGTCACATCGTGTCACAAGTCACTCACACCAACCCACTACCTGAGCGAGCCCGAGAATGTCCCTCCCCGAAATCCTCACCCTGATTTCCGGCCTTCTGATTTTCGGCACCATTTGGACCGCCGGCCACATCGTCACCCGCTAATCGCCTGCCCCCATCCACACCCACGAAAGCGAGAACCGACATGGCCTTCAATTTCTCCGATATCCCCGCCCTGTCCGCCGAAGCGCGCGGCGCGATCCGTCAGGCGATCACCACACATTCTGGTTGGACCGAGCTTCGTAAATCCCGCGGCTACAGCCTCGCCAGCATGTCCCGCGAGGATTACCTGTCCGCGGCGCTGGCCCTCGATATCGACGTGCCTGCCCTCATCGCCCCGCACATCTCCGGTCGCTCCCCGCAAAACCGCGGCGGCGTCCAGGGCACCGGCTTTGTGCAGGCCAGCGTCGCCCCCGCTTCCGAGCTCGCCACCTCCGGCACCGACTGGAAAGCCGTGCGCGCCGCTCACGCCGCCGTTTTGACGGCCCAGGATCCGGCCGCGGCTCGCACCGCTTCGGAGCATGACGCCATTTTGCAGAACAACGCCAACGCCCGCGCCGCCGCTGATTTTGCCAACGCTCCGGATGCCACCACGGCCGACGCTCCCGAATTCGACATGCACGATATCGGCGAAATCATTTCCCCGCTCTCGCCCGCTATTCTCGCCAAGCTCGACGGACTGGCACAAATCGCCGTTGGCACCGACGTGTCGATTTCCGCGATGTATCAGGCCGCCCGGCGCGTGCACCACTGTGCCACGTCTCTCAAGCTCGCCCTTGAGACTGCGACCGCTCCCGTGCTGTCGCCCCGCGACGCGGAAATTCAGGCCATGACCAAGCCTGCCCTCGATTTCGTCCCGCCGTCTTGGACCCGCGATTTTGTCGATTACCTCGATATCGGCGCGACCATCGCGGTTGTGGGTCCGGCCGGTAACGGCAAGACCACGGGTGCACGCAAGCTGTTGGAGCGTGCCGGCTTCACGGTCTATGAGTTCGATTGCACGGATGCGACGCTCCCGCAGGATCTCATC